AACAAAGTTTTGCAGTGTATCTTCTTTAGCAGTCAAGCAAAGTTTAACCGCCTCTCTAAGGCTCGCACGAACAGGTGCAGGCGTAGATGATCGAACAATCTCAAGACCCATCACTTTCAGTTTAGGTTCTTTGTAGCGAACCCCTTCATTGTCATACACATTCAATGCGTATCGTTTCTTCGCAACCCAAATGCCTTTATCAGCAATTACCTCACGCTTGAACACAATCTTTTCTTCAAACGCATTGGTATATTTTGCCAACTTTGTCATCGATTTAGCAATCGCCGGCTCAATCTGTTCGCTCCCAATTTTATCCAGAGCATCAATAATACCACTGTAGTTTTTCTTAGCCAAATATTTTTGTACAAGATTGTCCATTGTGATGTAGCAAGAGTCAGTGTCAGAATAAAAAGAATACATCTGATCCTTCGTACCACACACCTTGTTTAAAAATGCATCAAGAGCCTTTGCAGTTTCACGAATAATAAACTGACCTGTCATTGTAATGCCTTCAGCAATCCTATCATCATAGTAACGGAAGTATTGATTGCCCATCGCACCATAGAGAGAGTTCAACTGAATCTTTCTTGCCATCTGATAGTTATTGTACTTAGCAATATCATTCAAATACTTAGGATCCTTTGTCTCCTCATATTTGTTCTGCGCCTGAATCATCAGCTTTTTGTATTTCTGTCGATCATCAAAAAACTTTTGTACAATCTCAGGAAAAAATCCCTGAGAGTCTTTACTGAACCTTGCACCATTAGCAGTGACAGCATAATCATCATCAATTTTATATTTTCGCTCAAGCATTCCTTCAACATTTACATCTACCATACCAGGCACAAGCGTTTCAGGAGACATGTTGTATTGCATAAGAATAGAAGGGTACAGAGATGTAGCATCAAATGCCATCACCCACTTGTAAGGACCGGGCTTAGGTTCCTGCACAAATGCACCTTCAATTGTACGACCTTGCATATTCTTTTTTTGAGGAATCATTATGTTTTTAGACAGCAAGTGATTGTACAACAAGCAGTCCCAAGTTCGCACCGAAGAAAAAATGTCTCTGAAGTTTGCCTTGGCATCGTAACTCATTGTCGCAATAAGTTCGATAAGTTTCATCTTATCCTCAAGCTCGTCAACGAGTTTTGTATCAATGATATTGTAGTCAATAAATCGATGCCAATCCTTGTCATAGAATTCTTTAAAGGTATCGAAACCACTTTCTAGTTTGTTTTTACCTAGTTCAACTTCTGCAATGTGATCTAGTTTGTAGGACTCTTGGTTAGAATAAGTAAACTTCTTATACAAGTCCAAGTAATCCAGAATCGAAACGCCTTTTATGTCGTAGGTAGTATGTTCCTTGTTATTGATCGTGATACCTTTTCGCCTTGTCATGTTAAAAGGCGAGAGAGAGTTCTTAGCATCATTACCAAATACTCTATCCATGCGGGCAACAATATAAGGAATATCAAAAAACTCAATGTTCCAACCAGTAACGATGTCTGGGTATTCATTACACCACCATGTACCAAACTTTGTGAGCAGTTGTTTCTCATCATCGCAAGGAGTATAGTTTACATTCAAGTCTTTTGTTTCAGGACCGGGTGTCCATTCACCCTCACCCCAAGTGATGATCTCCTTTGTATGATTATTCATCATCGTAATCAAAAGGACTTTATCAGTAGGGTTGTCTACACTAGGAAAGCCAGACTCTGCCGTTGTCTCAATGTCCATAGACCACACTGAGAGTTGTGACAAATCAAAATCAATATCGTTAGGATATTCAGAAGAAAGAAACTGATATGTCAGGTCAGTCTGACCGTATATAGGATAGTTCTCAATTTCAGAATAGTTATCTAAAAATTCTTTTGCATCTGAGTTATTCGCAAACTCAATAGGTTTGATATTCTCTCCATAAAGACCTTTGTAAGGAGAGTCCCCATCAGCACGAACATACAAGGTAGGTTTGAAGTCTCGCTTTGTGGTAAATCTTTTACCGTTGCGAACACCACGAACCAATACCTTGTTGCCGTATTGCCACGCCCAGCTGTAAAATTCTTTTTCCATGTTTCACACTATACATAATATTAAGTTTAAAGTCAAAGGGTTTTTAGCCGAAACAGGGTATTAGGTCACAATTTTTTTATCGGGTCGAATGATGCTAGAAGTGATTCTGGTGTATTCATTTACAATATCTGCTTTGGGCATAATTATTGCTGATACAGCATGAACCATAAGAAAGACACCGCCTTCGTCCGCGTAGGGTACCCAGGGAGCTAGGGCAATTTGTGCCTCATTTGGAATGTCCTCTTTGGGTATCAGAAGAATGATTGCAGGTTTTGTAATTTTGATTACAGGTTTACCTTCAATCTCAATGTCCTCAATGCTACCAATAATTTCTTCACCAGAAATTAATTTTACTACTTGAATATTTTTATCACTCATAATATAGTTCCTTAAATTTGGGGGGAATAAATCCCCCCATATTAGTTAGTCTTGCAAAAATTCTTTTTCAGACTTTACAGAACCCACTTTAATTTCAATGGGCTTTTTCTCTTCGGGTATCACCCGTCGAAGTCCGATAATCAAAACACCGTCCTTGTAGTCAGCACCAGTAACTTTAACATCCTCTGTCAATGCAAAAGTTCTAGTGAAGTTTCTAGCACCGATTCCTCTGTGATAGAATTCTCTTTTATCTTCACCGCGGTCTTGCACACCCTGAACAACCAATTTGTTGCCATCAGGTACAACATGAATATTAAATTCATCTGCATGAAAGCCTGCACAAGCCATTTCGATTGTATAGTTTTCATCATCGTCTTTGATGATGTTATAGGGAGGGTAATTGTTTGCCACTTCGGAAGCAGTAAACAAATTATCAAAAATAGATTCAAAGCCAATTGAGAATGGCTTAACATCATTTACAAAGTCGTGTAGATCAGATACGGTATATCTTTTAGTAACCATTATAGGTCTCCTTTATTAAGCGAGTTTTCATTTACGAAGCCCTTTCGGCACTTCACATATATTTATATACTTTGCTCCCACTCCTCAAATCTTTTTTTCATTGTTTGGTATGTTTCCCCAAACACCAACTGAAGCATAATTCTATCCTTGTCAGAAGATGGTACTGAATGATATTTTTGTCCTACATTTAGTAACATAGGAGTATCATATTTAACCGACACCATTGGTTCTATGCTGTTTTCGTTTTCGTAAAAAAGTATTGGCGATTCTGTTTGCAGAGGAATGGACACCACACACTTTCTCATAGGGTGTTTGTCTATGTGCTTTCTAGCACCAGCATTCTTTCGTACAACTACAAGCTGGACAGTAGGTGTGCTGGGAGTAGGAATAGGATATCTTTTAGCGAGCGACTGTACATATCGTCTGTCTTTGCTTCTCCAGTTATCCCATATTGAAGAAGCATACACACCATTGCGCATGTATCCTGGGTGATCGGAAGAAAAGAAATCAATTAGGTAATTAGGTTCAACCCAATCCCAGATTTCTAGTAGGTGTGTCTTTTCTTCTTCGGTTATAAGATCAGGTACCGAGGCACAACAATCTAGTTCTTCCGCCCTATGTTGTATTTCGCCACTAGTTCCCATTCATCTTTCTCTTTGTATGATATAATTTTGATCTGTCCAATAGGTGCAATGTCTTCATGCAATTCGGGAGACAGCATTGTCAATAAGCCCCAGTCTGCTAAAAGTTTTGCAATGGCATTTCTTCTAGCCAAATCTGTATCGTCTAAGTTTGCATGTTTACCATCTAAGGCAAACAATTCTTTAAAGTGTGTGATGAAGTATCTACCTTGCTTGTGTAAAATGTGGCAAGACTGATACAAGGTTTTATCTTTGCGAGATGCCACTCCAATGCGTGATAGGGTTTCACGAATTTTCAGAAAATCATCTGCATGTTCTAGCTTGACTTCCAGCGGCTTATAGCCGGGAATATCAATGTCAAAAAAGTCACTCATTTTTATTATTCCTATAAAATCAATAAAGCAAAAAGCATCGTTTATTGACTTTATTTATAAAATAATGAGTTTTACTTACCGCCTTTGAACATCCTTTGTTTCAACACATCTAAATCTTTTTCTGATAACAATCTCAACGCCTCTTGAGCCTTAGTATTGCTATAGCCATAGTACTCTTTGATAATCTCTAGCCTTTCCTCTTTCTCGGGCTTTAACCATTTGTTGTATCGTTTCTTAGGTCGTACTACATTCAACAAAAAATCATACTGCATCTTTGATGCTAGGTGAGGACGAGCATTCATTTCATTTGCCGCAATCACAGTGTCAGGCCCATAACTCATAGCCTTGTTCACGATGAAGGCATTGTATTGCTTCTCGCTCCAGTCATCAACAATCAAATTATCTTTGCTGTGGTTGATGCTGTTAGCAAAATCAAACGGGCTGATTGCCTTTTTCTTTTCTTTATAGGAGTCGAGGTCAAAAGACTCTATAGGTGCACCAAGTTCTTCAAGATGTCCTGTCATTTACATTACCTATAATCAAATGCAATACGATGTAACATTCGGTTTTCCATTCCTTCAAAGTCCCATCGCTTGTGTATACTTAACCATTGCTCACTGATAACAACATCACCATCTTGCCAATCATGATGATATGCAAACTCAGGTTGAAGTACAT